GTCTTTGCTATGGTAGATCCATTTACGCAATGGGTACTTCATCCTATTCATAAAATAATTTTCGATACTTTTTTGAAAAATATTCCTATGGATGGGACTTTCAATCAATTGAAGCCTTTAAACGCTTCAAGAAAGTGGAAAGTACTTTATTCGCTAGATCTATCGTCGGCCACAGATAGACTACCAGTTGAACTTCAAGGAAATATAATAGACTATATGTTTCCAGGGCTTAAAACCCCTTGGATAACAAGTCTGGTCGAAAGACCATATTATAATCCTGAATCTAAAACTGGTGTGACCTATGCTGTGGGGCAACCCATGGGAGCTTATAGCTCGTGGGCAATGTTAGCAGTGACTCACCATTTCATCGTTCAGTGTGCCGCATGGCAGGCGGGAGTTGTAGCAACGGGTACTTTATTCGAACAGTACGCCGTATTAGGGGATGATGTGGTTATCGGGAATTCTAGAGTAGCCAAAGAATATTTGAATATTATTGGTGCTCTTGGAGTTGAATGTGGACTTCACAAAAGTCTACTTTCTCCGTCCGGAACAGCTCTAGAATTTGCCAAAAGAACATGGCACCTAGGAAGAGATGTCTCACCTATTACAGTGAGAGATCTCGCAGCAAGTTTACTTGCTATTCCTAACCTAGTTCAATTTGGTAATAACCACGGAATCAGCTTGCCTACCTTGCTTAAAATTGCCGGATACGGTTACAAAGTAATAGGAGGTCTTAATAAACCTTTCCACAAATTAAATCTTGTGGTAAGAAACTTTATTATTGCCCAACTTATACCAAGTAACCTAAATCATATCGGGGAATTATTCGGAAGATCAGCCCTTTCTAAATGGTCATGGGAACCCCAATTTGGGGAACCCATCCTTGCTCTTTTCAGAGCTTGGGCCAGAGCCGACATCGAGAAATTAACCTCGTATGTCTGGTTCTCTGAGGACGCATATATGAAAGGGGCCGATCCATGTTTAATGCCCTTTACGAGACCGGAGCAAGAGGCAGCGCTAAATGAATTGATCCAACTGTACTACGCTGAGTTTGATGAACACGAAAGTGGGATTCTAGCCTGCATAACGAATCCGTTAGATGTATTTAAATTATATCTAAGGTTCGCTGCTGAATGTACCTCAATTAGAGGTATGTCGGCATGTGAATCACCGGTAGCAAAAGCTGCTATCGATCCGAAATTCGTGGCGCAGTGGAAAAGTTGGAACAAAGTGATTTCCCTTCTGACCCCTACGTTAACCGCACAGTCCGCTAATCAACAGATGATAGATACTGATAAAATGAAATTTTCATCATTTTTCATGGTACCTTTCAATCTAAGATCGCTTAGAGCGATTAAAGTTATGTGGAAAACATCTCCTTCCCTAATCTTCTTTTTAAGAAGCGGTAGATATGTTAAATTCCTAAGTATCTTCTATCCAATGACAAGTTTTATCTTGTATGTTGGTGAGTGGATAGCACTACTTTCAGGTTTGACCCTGATTGCAGTGTCTTTAGCAATTGTTGCGAATCCAGAGTTCTTTGTTGTAACTCTAGTTCCTCAATTGCTATCTGTCTTAGGAACAGCCCATACCGCCGCCTTATTAGGGGGACTTGGGGTTCAACACGAGATTCCTTTGACCTGGTTAGAGTGGTTCAGCTGGTTAATACCACATTGGTATAGTCCCGTAACTGGGACGGTGCACATGTTTATGTGCATAGCTGATTACCTAGTATCCACTATTGTATGGTGGAATACTTTCCTCTACTCTGGTCTAAAAGGAATGGTTGGTCTATTCGGCCTATGGGCGACAGTTAAAGTCCTTTCGGTTATTAAACTGATTTGGGCCCACACTCAAGCCGCGCTGCTTTTCATGGGGTTATCTCACCCCGTAGCAGTACTAGGTACTTTCATCACTCAGGCATTAGTGATCTGTTTTATGGATCCACTAATGATTTTGTATGATAACTTTTCTCTACCACAGTTGATGTGGTTCTTGATACCCGATCCAGCTGGGGTATGGAATCTTATAGTGTCGCTTAACGTATTACCTTGGGCTCTTCTTGAGTCCGCGGTTCACGCATTAACGACTGGAACATTTGTGAGTTCCGCTATAAGTACCATACTTGCTGGATGGAATGTAATTACTTCTGATTTAACCTTTTATGGTTTAGATCAGATATTACATATCAATAACCCTCACCAGGTGGGGTTAGATTTTATTACCCATGTCTTAGGTCCTTTGGATCAAAGACTTGGTAATATAATGAGATCAGTACAGAGCTTAAGAGGTATTTGGAGGTAATACTCCTCTCTTAAGAAGGATGAAGTAACGATAATCATCATGACCAACGAACGTGTTGAAATGAGGTATCGAGATGTTGTCGACAGCCCTGTTTAGGAAACATGATTAATACCATCTCAGTGATAGTCCATTACGACCTGTCACCTAGATGTGAAACATGACCTAAGCTAGGCACGGCCCACATAGCAAGCTCTTCGATCCGAGAGAATTTGTTGTCTCTCACATCGTGTTCTCTTGTCTATGCAGGAGAGGTCGCCACCTTAAAGCCGGTGGCCTCTCGCAAGTAAAGTAACACATCTGAGTGTCACTTCTTAAGGAAGTCCTG